TTGTCTTAAATTTTTTTTTCTTATTTTATCTATATCATTTAAACACTTTTTACAAGTATTAGAATATGATCCAGTAGTATATTGTCTAAATTTATCAATACACTTGTTAGTATCACATTTAATACATTGTCTATTTTCTACTATTTTATTTGGAACTTCCATTATATAATTATTTATACTGTTTTAAATTTATACTATTTTATTTTATATTGTTTTATTTTTTATTTAAAGAAGCTTGGATGCTCATTGCCCATTATTTGAATTATAAATAAATTCAAAATATCTTATTCATTTTTACTATACCCAAGGTTTTTATCTTGGCCACAACCTTTTCACAAAAGTTGCTTAGTAGAATAAGCTTTAGGGGTTTCAAGCAGTTTGATTTTCTCACTAGGGGTCTTCCTTCTAAATTTTTATAAATATTTAGATTCCCTAATTAACATCAGTGGATAAGTTTTTAACAAATGCCACAAAGGGTTTTATGAATATCGTATTGATTTGATATTCCCCGATGTTTTTCTACCCTACAGGTTTTTAAGGTAAACATCCTGAGCTCCATAAGCTACGAGTTGCATAAGTCCGCCTCCCATTTTATATTATTCCTAAAGAAAATAATTTTTTGGATTTTAATTTAATTAAATTTTTTACGACAATTAAATTTAATTAAATACCTACATATTATTTCAAAATATTATTAATGTTTACATTCTCCGACATAAATATGGACAAATATTGCTCGTCAAATACTTCTTTTTTCCCTTCATGATTTTTTGTAAAAATATAAGAATCATTTCGTTTTTTAATTGACCAACCATTGTCTAAAGCATTATATAAAAATACCATTTTTTGAAATTTTATTTTATCTATTTCTCTTTCAAATTGTTTTTCATTATTTGTTATCTTAATATCAATATCCATTAACATAGTAACTGAAACAATATTTTATCTTTAAACTTAAATAAACATTTTCTAAATTAGAATACAAAAAATATATTCTTTTTCAAAATATCTAATTAAATAAAAATTATTTATATATGTATGCCGTCATTTAAACCAAAAGCCACAAAAAAAATAAAGGTATCTAAACGGTATTCAACTACTTTAGATGGAAAACACAAAGAGATTATGACTGATTTTTCAAAAGATGAATATGATATTATTCCTAGATTAAAAGAAGAAAAACAACATTTAATTCAACAAATTACAAATGAAAATTCAGATTTATCTATTGAACAAGTTATGGAAATTAAAGATCGTCTAAAAGAAATCAAAAATAGCATTAATGAATTAAAATCAAGGAAAAATAATTATTTTCTTGATAATTCTAAATACATATTTGAATATTTTGAAAATAAGAAAAATATTGACAACAAAGATGAATATAGTGATATTAGTAATAATTCTAAAAGCCAAAAACTTTTTAATTTCTTTAAGATACAACAACCTGAAAAGGATAATTTAGTATCTGAAAATCGTAATAAAAATATTGTTCAAAAATATTTAAGTAATGTTGATGAAACATTTATTGATATGAATGCATTTGTGAAATCAATAGATGTTTGTCAGAGTTGTCATAAAGGTGAGTTAATTCCATTAGATGATGAAGGTGTTCTAATTTGTAATAATAATCTATGTGCTGTTAGTATACCTTATTTAATAGAAAATGAAAAACCTTCTTATAAAGAGCCGCCTAAAGAAGTATGTTTTTATGCTTATAAAAAAATTAATCATTTCAAAGAAATTCTTGCTCAGTTTCAAGGAAAAGAGACAACGCAAATACCAGAAGATGTTATTGATCAAATACATCAACAAATTAAAAAGGAACGAATTACATTAGATCAACTAACACATTATAAAACAAAAGAAATTCTAAAGAAGCTTGGTTTTAATAAATATTATGAACACATTGCTTTTATTAAAAATAAATTGGGAATTAAACCTCCTGTATTTAGTCCTGAACTTGAAGAAACATTATGTAATCTATTTATGGAAATTCAGGCTCCCTATTCGAAGACTTGTCCGGATTATCGTGTTAATTTTTTAAATTATTATTATGTATTATTTAAGTTTTGTGAACTACTTGATGAGAGCCAGTATTTATCAGATATTCCAATGTTAAAAGATCGAGAAAAATTAATAGAACAAGACGAGACTTGGAAAAAAATGTGTATTGAACTTGATTGGGAATTTATTGCAACTGTATAAGTGAAATAATAATTATATTTTTTTTATTGTCTTAGATTTAGATCTAGTTTTAGAACCAGATAAAGAAATAGATTTAGATTTGGTTTTAGAACCAGATAAAGAAATAGATTTAGACTTGGTTTTAGAATTAGATGAATAAATAGATTTAGACTTGGTTTTAGAATTAGATAAAGATTTAGATTTAGACTTGGTTTTAGAATTAGATAAAGAATTTGATTTAGACTTGGTTTTAGACTTGGTTTTAGACTTGGTTTTAGACTTGGTTTTAGACTTGGTTTTAGACTTGGTTTTAGAATTAGATAAAGAATTTGATAAATTTCTAATTTTAAAATTACTAACAGGTTTTATCATAAGTCTATTAATTGGTTTTATTGTAGGTCTATTAATTGGATTTATTATAGGTCTGTTAATTGGTTTTATTGTAGGTCTATTAATAATCGGATTTTCTAAAGGATTACCTGTTGATTTTTCTACAAGTTTTGATATTTGTATATCTGCTAATGATAACCTGTCCATAATATATTATATATAAATAAAATATATTATACTTGATTAGTTACTAGTAGTAAATAAAATATTATTTAATATATAATATTTAAAGACCACCAGGGAAGCCAACTAAGTTAGCACCAATACCAAATCCGGCACCAGTGCGTGCAGACACTCCCATACTAGGAATGTATGTATCCAATATGGCGAAAGTAGCAGCAGCAGTTAAGGCAAGCAAAACAATCTCCTCCATATTTAAAGACTTCTTGGGAATAGCAAAAGCAGCAATTGCCACCATCAAACCCTCAATTAAATATTTAAAAATACGCCTCGCGATTTCAGCAACGTCAAACATAGCCATTGTATTATATAAATTAAAAAGAAAAAATATTATGTTAGTTAGTTATTGTTTATTTACTATTTATTAATTTAGTTTAAATAAAAATAAATATTTTACAAAATTAAAACTTAAAACGAACAACTAAATAAATATATAATGAGTGGAAAATCTAAATCGAATGTCTCCAAAAAGTTAGCTTTTGAGCGAAAACAGCGAACCGATGGCTCTCCTAATCCTAAATATGTTGATTTATTAGAGCTTGATAAGCCAATTGCTGGCCAACAATTTGGCTGTTTCTCATTTATTACTCCCGAGAAAATTTTGAAGCAAAAGGAAATGTTCTTTTTTGAAGAATTCCTAAAGAAATGGGAATTTTCTAAATCTATGGAAAAGTTCCATCAATTTATTAATTTTGTCTCATATAAGTACAAGTTGAATTTTGAGGATTTAATGAAAGATTATGAAGGATTTGTTACTGAGGAGCGTGAGCATATTATTAATTCATCAATTGAAGATGATTATAAGACCTTCTTAGATAAGCACGAGGATGATCTTGAGAAACAATTTAGCATTAAACATAATTTTCAGACCTCTGTTCGTGGTTTCAAGGCTAGAGGTAATTTCCAGACACAAGAGGAGGCTGAAATGCGTGCTAAATTATTGCGAGAAACTGATCCAAGTTTTGATGTATTTGTTGGACCTGTAGGTCAGTGGTTGTGCTGGGACCCTGAGGCTTATAAGACTGGACGTGTTGAGTATATGGAGGAGGAGCTTAATCAGTTGGCTCAAGAGAAGAAGAAGAATGAGGAAACCGCAAAGACCGCATTTGAGCAGCGTGTTAAGGAGACCAAGCAGAAGGCGATTGATGATAACAAGAAGAATGCTGAGAAGCACGGTAGTTCTTTGACCCAGGATATTGATAAGGATGGAAACTTGGTTGGTATTGCCAACACTCAGGAAAGCAAATTATCTGCCTCTGATACTATTTCAGTTGCTGATATTCGTAGCGAGCTTTTTGATGGCGACAATATTGTTGTTGGTCAATCTGATTATGGACGTTCTGAGCTAGTTAGCGGACCTTTTGCTGTTCCTAAGGATAAGATGGACGATGTTGAATAAATATTGTATAATTTTTTAATTTTATAAATTGAATATAATTTAATTTATAAAATTATATAGTAATAATCAATTAATACTATAATAATAATCATTAAATATAATTTTATTTTTAATACTGCGACTCATTTTAGCAGTGGAAATACCTTCAGCTAAAGCTGCTTTGGCAATTGTATCCCATGTAGCTAGTAAGATGTTAGTTTTATCTTCTTTTTTAAATACTTTTTTACCAGTTGAACAAATTAATTTTGGTGTATAGTCATTTTTCTTAATAGATAATCCATAATAACCTTCATTATTACCTTCATCTGTCCATACTACTGATTTTAATGCATAAGGCGACTCGTTTAAATATTCTTTGATTTCTTTCATATCATTTTCAGATAGTTCTTTTCCGATAGAAATTTTCCATTTTTGATATTCTCTTAACAAAACTGAATTCAATACTTTTCCACTATCAGAAAATTCACATGCATGAAATATAAATTTTTCAATATCAGAATTTTCTTTTGATTTTTTATACTCAACAGGTTTTAATTTAATTCCACTATAACCATGGTTTGTTCCAATACGTTTGGGTTTAAATCGTGTATCTAAATAATTTTTAAATGCATGATAAACTTCTTTGGTTGGTTTAACTTGACACCATAATCTATAACGACCTTCCATATTAACAGAATATTCTTCTACATCTGGACGCACAATACAAAAACTATTTATAAAATTGTTAAATTTTTTATTAAGTTCATCTTCTGGTAACAATATATTTTGATATACTGATTGATTTTCATTATTAACAGTGTCAATTATATTTTTATTTTTTTCTAATAAATCTTTCAACCTATTTATTTCAATATTTTTTTCAATAATTATTGCTTCTTGAGATTTATTTTTTTCTGTTAATTCTCTATTTTCATTTTCTAAGTCTTCATTTAATTTCATTATTCTATTAAAGTTATCAATACTATATGTTTTAGAATGTATAATATCCTTTATAATTTTAGTTAATTTTTCAATAGTAAAATTTGTTTCATCATATGCAATCAGCTCTGTTTTATTTTTTCCGTTTAGTTGTATACTACGAATTTGTCTTTTAACCTTTGAGTGTGTTTTAATTAAATTTTCAATTTCTACTTTATTTTGAACTCTAAATGCATCTATTAATTCAAAATTATTATAACCTTTACGATGGTCTTGTAGTCTTGTTGAAAGATCATTAGTATGACCAAATTTAATTAACTTTTCACCTGCCTCATTTGTGTTATCAATTGTCCCAATATATATACATTCAGTATTTAATGGAAAATGAAGTATAATTGCTTGTTCTACTGCCTTTTGTTTTTCCTTTTTAGAAGATCTTAATAATTGGTCTTTTTGCTCTAATTGAAGACGTAACTCATCGGTTTCTTCTTCAATAATTTGATGCAAAACATCTTCCATTTTCATATAATATTCGTGAATTTCTGAGGCTTTGCTAGTTTGAGCTTTTAAACACAGTGATTTAAAACATTTAATTGTTAGCATAATAGTTTGTTTATTATGTCCACCATTTTGTTTTAAAACCGCTCCCGAAGTTGCGGGAGCACTTTCTGAACTTGATTTGTCAAATTGTAAAGCAAGATTTTTATAATCTACATTTAACTTAAAATGTTTTTCTAAAACAGTTTTTGCATGATATTTTTGCTGAAAGCCTAACCATTTCCATATATTATCTAAGTCAACTACAAAATCATTATTTTTATCATAATTTAAATAACAGTAAAAACTGCTAACAAATAATTGTTGTTCAAATCCAGTAAAATTTTCTTGTATTTTACTTATTAATTTGTTATTATATACCTTTGACAGTTTAGAGATAGGATTTTTCTCTATGAGTTCTACAATGTTGAATTCTTGTATCTTATTATACATTATATAATAATATACTCTTTAAGTTGTGTTTAAGTGCTTTTATATTTTGAAAGCAGTTTTCTAAAAGCGGTATTCTTGCTTTCTAATTTTAAAAGCAAGATTTACCATTTACTCTTTTTAACCGCAATTTTGGGTCCCTGACCACGTTTCTTCACATTATTTGGGTCATATTGTTCCTCCTCATCTTCATCATTAATAGATTTAGATAATTCCCAGAACTCTTTGGAACCTAATCTGAAGTCATTATGTGCGTCTGCCTTATACCAGAACACTTGGTCCTGTAATTTGTTAGATTTGGCATTATTATTTATCACTAGGCACTCATAATTTTCAGTACATTGATCCATTACTTGACAAAATGACTCCAATGTAGGAAACATACCAGCATAATTCTCATAAATGCGCTTTCTATTTGCTATATAAGGTTCTCTTAAAATAAAAACATAATCAATATTGGTTCTTAGTGTCGGCGGAATACCTAACGGATATTGCATTGTGATGATTAACATCACCTTCCAATGTCTGCCATTCATGAAGAGTAAACGCATCATTTTATCGCGTGACCAAGTGTTATCATATAAGCAGTCATCTAAAATCACAAAAGTTCGGGGATCAATCGTAGTTCTTTTAAACTGTTCCATTTCTTTCTTAATCTGTTTCAGAACTTGTCGCTGTCGCTTCAAAATATTCTCAATAATTGCTGTATTATATTCATTATGAATAAATAGTTTGGGTACTAATTTGCCATAAAAACCGTTACCTTCTTCTGTGCCAGAAATTACAGTTCCAATTGGAATACTTTGTTGATAATATAATAAGTCTCTTACTAAAAACGATTTACCTGTATCACGACGGCCAATTAAGACTACAACAGGACCTTTTGATTCATCTGGTTTGAAACTAATATTTTTCATATCAAAACGTTTTAGTTCTAAATTCATTATATTTATACAATTATAAAAGTTTTATTTTGTTTAACGCAAACTAACAAATTTAAAAATTGATTTAAATATATGACTATATAATTTAATTATATAGTAAGAAAATGGCTGAGAATTATCCCTACGTTACATATGTTACTTTTGATAATAACAAAATTGATGGACATTTATTAGTTTGTGAAGTTCTACAAATTAGTCCAAATAATATTATAAATGAAAACGGTGTTAAATATTACGTTAGTACTGATTATAAAATACATTTTGGTATTAGTGCTATTGCTGTTAGTTGGCGTTTTGTTAATAGAAATTATATTAGTAATTTTATGCATCGTATAGCAAGAAATTTAGGACATTACGAATATAATTGGAATGTATATGATATAATTAATAAAAAATATATACCTGAGTTTAACTATGAACCTAATTCTAGTTGTAAAGAAGATGAATATATCTGTGAAGAAGATAAATATGTAAAATATATGATAAGTGATACTAACAATAATACTACTAATGATATTACTAATGATACAAATAAAAATGAAGATAAATTTGAAGACAAACCAAAGACATTGGAAGAAATGGATGATATTGATATACATAGATATTTAATAAGTAAAGGTGATAATTATGACCCTTATGAAGAATATAATCATTGGCATTTTGAATATGACCCAACAAATCCATGCCTTAATAAATTTTCATATGGTATATTTAAAGACTGTACTATTCCTTGCAGAAGTTTTCAATTTACTGAAGAAGAACCATATTATATCCGTGGAGCATACTTCTATAATGTTGACTTTAGTATATGTCAATTTCATCATGTAGTATTTCTAATGTGTCATTTTGATAATTGTGATTTCTCTAAGGCTGCAATTCAAACTTTAACATTTGATAGATGTTCTACAACTAAAACTAATTTGAGCTATCCAAATGTTACAAGAAAATTAATACATGACCTAGATATTGCTCATATGTGTTAATAATTTATAATTAATTTATAATATTATGCGAATTAAAATATTCGAATAATATATAGTATGAAACGTTGTCCCAAAGGTTCTCGCAAAAATAAGAAAACAGGATTATGTGAACCGAAGAATCCACGTTGTCCCAAAGGTTCTCGTAAAAATAAGAAGACAGGCCTTTGCAAAAAAATAAAAGTAGAATTGGTCGAGATTTTTGATACCAAAAGTGTATCTGATGACCAAAAATCTGTAAGCCCTCTAGAACTAGAACATAGTTTTCAAAAAGACACAACAACACACGGAAATATTATAATTAAATATAAAATTGTACCATCGTCAAATAAAAAGTTTGCAATATTTGATGTTGATTGGACACTAATAAAACCTAAAGATGGTCGAAAATTTCCTCAAAATGTCGATGATTGGGTATGGTTAAGAGAATCTGTACCGAAAACAATAAGAAAATATTACGAAGATAAATATAAAATAGTATTTTTAACAGACCAAACAAAACCATGGAAAGTATCTATGATTGAAAATGTAATAAAAGAAATTGATGTGCCGATAACGTGTTTAATTGCAATGAATAAAAAATATCATAAACCAAACCCAGATTTTTTTATGGAGATATTTAGAGGTGCTTATGATCATGATACAAGTTTCTTTGTAGGTGATGCGGCTGGTAGAGAAGGTGATTGGTCAAAAAATGATATTGGCGTAGCTGAAAAAATAGGTGTTAAATTTTATACACCCGAAGAAATATTTCATCTTGAACAAAAAAAAGTGGAAAAAAATTTGGCTGTAAAAGAAAAAGAAGTTGTTATTATGATTGGCTATCCGGGTTCTGGAAAAAGTACTATAGCAAAAGAATTGGAAAAACATAATTATATTAGAATTGATGGCGATGCATTGAAAACCGGACCAAAAATGGTGAAAGAAGCAGAAAAACATGTTAATGATAAATCAATTATATTTGATGCTACAAATGGTACACAAGAAAGACGAAAATTGTATATTGATTTTGCTAAGAAACACGATTTGCCTGTCCGATGTTTCTGGAAAACAACGTCAATAGAACAAGCAATGGAACAAAACCGAGAAAGACAAAAAGAAGGTGGACCAAAAATACCAGATATAGTATATTATACATATCGTAAGAAATTTGAAGAACCAACTGAAGATGAGTGTACTGTGGTAAAAATATAATAAATAAAATATTTTTGTTAAATATAATATTTTATTTATAAATTATTATATTTTTATTTTGTTAGTTGTTTAGGAAAAAATGAGTTAAATATTATTAATATTAATATTTTTATTAGCTAATGGCAACAATACAACCTACCACTAAATCATCCTTTAGTATTAACTATCAAAAAAGGAAGAATATTAACCTCTTTTCCAAATTTCAAACTAACAAAAATATTTGTTTAGATCAGGTACAAAATTACTTACCTATTTATGATCGTTTTTTTTCATTAAACGAAACTAATTATAACAGCATAAATCTTAATCATTTATGGTACATTTCAGATATAAAGGATGAAAAAAATAATAAAAATACAGATAATGATTTTATATCTGAACATGTTTATAATTGTAAACTAAAAAATAGCACAGATGTTAGTGGTGACTTTACAAGTAACCAAAAAGTATTTATTAAAATGGCACCATTGTTAGATCCATTCAAATATATTGTAGGAAAATACAATTATAATGATACTTCCTTATTCAACTTGCCTTCTATTAATAAAAGCTTAGCAGTCAACCCAAAAATAGCAGATATTAATAACTCCGCTTATGTTGATGGGTTCTTTTCATTTTTATCAAGTCAAATACTTAATACACATAAATTTATTCATGGTCTAGATTATTACGGATCTTTTTTAGGAATAAAAAAAAATTATAAGGTGAATATTATAGATGATATTGATTATTTAATTCACTCTGATTTTTTTGTTAAGAAGCAAAATGTATTATTTAATGTTGAAGATTATTCACACTTACTAACAACTGAAACTGAAGTAAAACCATTGAAACCAATTAAAATTATGTCAAATAAATCAGTGTCTTCTATAAAATCAATTGATGACACAATTTTTGAAAATATATTTGAACATAATGATATTAATAGTAATAGTAATAGTAATACTAATGACAAAAATCTAGTTACATTATCTGATATTAAAAATATGAATGTAGACTTAGTTGATATTATGAATTCAGCTGAACTTAGTATTGATCCAACTAAATCGGAAACATTAAAATCAGGATCTTCTTGTTCATCTAGAACATCACATACATGTTCTGATGATAATATAGATGATGATATTGAAGATGAAGATGATGCTGAAGATATTGAAAATGTTGAAGATAATATAGAAGAAAAAGCTAGTTCTAATGAAGAAAATGATGTAAATAACTCAAATTGCAGTGATGATCATAATAGTGATTATACTGATATTGATGAAGAAACTTTGTGGTTGACATTTCCCAAATTTCCAGTTCAACTAATCTGTATGGAACATTGTGAAAATACATTTGACAGCTTAATTATGACAAATGATCTAACAAATGATGAATGGTTTTCAGCATTAATGCAAATTGTAATGATATTAATTACATATCAAAAGATGTTTTCATTTACACATAATGATCTTCATACTAATAATGTAATGTATGTTAGTACTAACAAAAAATATATTTATTATTGTTATAAAAAGAAATACTATAAGGTTCCAACATTTGGAAAAATATTTAAAATTATTGACTTTGGACGTGCTATTTATAAATTTAATGGTAAAACAATTTGTAGTGATAGTTTTAAAACAGGCGGTGATGCCGCAACACAATATAATACTGAACCATATTTTAATGATAAAAAACCAAGATTAGAACCTAATTTTAGTTTTGATTTATGTCGTTTAGCATGTTCTATTTTTGATTATGTTGTTGACGATTTTGATGATTTAAAAAAATTAGATTTATGTGAGCCAATTGTAAAAGTAATTGTTGAATGGTGTATTGATGATAATGGTATTAATGTTCTTTACAAAAATAATGGTTCAGAACGTTACCCAGATTTCAAATTATATAAGATGATTGCTCGTTGTGTCCATAAACACACACCTGTAGCACAATTGGAACGACCGGAATTTAATAAATTTGCGGTTAGCAAAAATGTTATAAATAAAAATGAACAAGTTATTAATATTGATGAATTACCATCATATATAAATTAAGACACTATCTAAATTTTATTTTATACATAATATGTAATACAATAAAATGAATTTTGGTTTTATAATTACTAGACATGTCAATTCTGAACAAACTAACAAATATTGGAACCATAATGTAAAATTAATCAGATCATTTTATCCTTTTAAAAAAATTATTATTATTGATGATAATAGTAATGATATTTTTGTTAAGGCTGAATTTGAATATAAAAATATAGAAATTATAAAATCTGAATATCCGGGTAGAGGTGAATTATTACCATATATATATTATTTAAAAAATAAATGGTTTAATAATGCTGTAATTATACACGATAGCTCATTTATCCATAAACGTATTCCATTTGAAAAAATAAAAGTCCCGGTTTTGCCATTTTGGCATTATCCTTATGACAAAGAGAATATTAGTAATTTACTACGTATAGGTTCTTATTTGAAACATAATTCATTTATTCGTCAACGACTATCTGGTAGTGAAATCAATGTTTTAGGAATGAATAATAACGAGTTTGACTTATGTTTTGGCGGACAATGTTATATTAATCATTCATTTTTGACCATTTTAGAGAAAAAATATAAAATATCTAATTTAGTAAATGCAATAACTTGTCGTACTGATAGATGTGGACTTGAACGTATTTTAGGATTATTATTTACAAATGAATTTTCGGGTTTAAAAAAACTAAAATCATTTTATGGTGATATTAGAAGTCATCATTTGTCATTTAGATATAATTTTGACCAATATATGTCTGATTTAAATAATAAAATTGTTTATAATCCAATTATTAAAGTTTGGACTGGACGATAAACAATAATATATAGTAAAATAAGTATAAAATGATTATAAAAAATATAAATATTTTATAACCTTTTAAAATGGATAAAATGTATTTAGCAATTAAACCATATTTTCAAGATACATTTTCTCTATTAATGTCATTTTATTGTTGTTTTTGCCTTTATAAATTCAAACAAACTAACAATACTCAGTGGTTTAAAAATATATGTTATTTATTTTTACCTTATTTAATTATTGATTTTTATTTGGAAACTAGACTTGAATTTTGGATACATCATGCTTGTACTATTTTTTTGACATCATTTACATTATATAAACAGATAATACCTGATATTTTAACAGGATGTATATTTACATCTTTATTAACAGAGACAAGTTCTATATTTTTAAGTATAAAAATGCTTATTAGAACATATTTAAAAAATAATACAACTAACAAAAAATCTGAATTGGCCAAATTATTAAAGAAGATAAATCCTATAAATGATATTATATTTTATATATTATTTATTTACACAAGAATATATTTATTTGGTAAAAATGTCTTGTATAATATGGATTTATACATTAAAAATGTTAGTGGTTCTGTTTTAACAGATAAAATAGGTTTAATGTCATTATGGACAATTGGACTGTTAAATTATTATTGGTTTATTCTTATTACTAAGAAGGCTATAAATGTTGCCTTTGGATATGATGTATTTAAATATAGACCAGATATAAATGACCCATTTTTGAAACAAATTGCTGAAATAAATCAACTACTATACCCTGTGTAAACTATACCCTGTGTAAACTATACCCTGTGTAAACTATACATATTATTTTGTTAGTTATAAAACAATATGTACTCTTAAAATGGAGCATCATCAGTAAATGCAATGGGTGTACTAGGTGTCTTTACAGTCTCTTCTAAAACCGGAGTAACTTGCTCATAAATAAAGTTACCTGTAACAACACTAATATATACGACTAAAGTATCCCGAATAAGAAATTTTAATGGTTTGCTTTCTTTTTCTACATATCTCATTTCCAAGAATTTTACGAGAAAAAATATGACAGATATAATTCCAGCTATTAAAAATATATTATCCATTTTACAATATATTTTTAGTTTCTTATTGGAAAATTAACGCATTATTTTAAGACAATATTTCGACATCATTTAATAAAAGTGAAGTATCTAATTTGACTTCAGGTTGTCCAATAATATGAACATCTAGACTTCCTAATTCAATATCTTGATCTGAAATTTTGAGGACTTCATCATCATCATCTTCATCTTGTTTTCTTTGTTCATTTCTTAATTTACTAATTTCCTCTAATCTGTCTATTGTTTTAGGGGCATTAATAAATTCTTCCTTACCTCCATCATTTAAAACCGAATCAACATCATTAAATTTAAGAGATGATGAGCTATTATTACTATTATTACTATTACTATTACTATTGCTTACAATCTCACTAGTAGTTATAGTTTCTTCCTTATCTTTTGCCTTTACCTCAGCAATAAATTCAGAATCACCACGAGCATTTACTGGAGCACTCTTTTCAACAACTTGTTCTTTAATTTCTTCAACAACATCTTCTTCAACTGTTTCATCCATATAAGCACGTAATATACTTTCAATTGGTATACTTTCTCTAACGGCGTTTAAAATACATTCTTGAACTATTATCTCTAATTCTCGATTATGCTTTTGTACCTGTAATGGCATTGCACTAATTTCAAATAAATAAACATTTTTGTAAACCTTTCTTGCTACATTAATATAAGCCTTATGTATAAAGTCATCTAATTTGGGAATAGTAATATCAATCTTCTTTTGTTTTTGTCCTACACGCATAGCAGTAAGTATTTTTAACTGAATAATATGAACACATGTAACTAATTCTTCTAAATAGTTGCAACAACTCTTTTCAATAATTCGTTTTCGTTCAGTTTCAATAATAGTAGCATTCCATTTTGGAATACGTGTAATAAGATTTTGAAAAGTCATTAAATATTTATCCATTTCACCATTTGTTTTACAAAGAGTAACCGATTCATCAAAAATTGACTTAAATCCTTCAATAATTAATGGAGTCAATATTGTTAATAAACGTGCACCCCATTCATTCTTTGATTCGTGTAATGAACTAACATTAAAATCATCCATGTTTTATGTTAATAATTAACTTTATTTTTTGGCTTTTTGAACTTATTTAATTTATATATATATATTTTTATATTTGATTTTTTCTAAAAAATAAAAAAAAATATTTGTATTTTTGAAAAGTTGAAGAATTTCATTCCAAAAAGTAAAAAGGGAATCGATTTTTGGACATTTTTAAAATGTCCAATTTTGGAATTTCCAAAAAAATGTTGAAAAAACAC